CCGGCCCGGCGTGAGTGGAGTGGGAAGCGGCTCGAGCGGGTCGGGATCCTTCCCGGTCACGTGCCGCCTATCGACCACCAGCCACTCCACGGATGGTTCGCTGAGTACGCCGACCTCATGCCGGAGACCATCGACGGGATCGTGATGCACCCGACGTACGAGGGCAAGGTCGTCCGGTACCTCAACCAGGCGAAGCCGGAGTGGTGGACATCCCGGGACGACCGCACCGGCTTCTGGATCGTCGGGGGTCCGATGTGAACCGCTCGTGTCCGCACTGCGGTAGGGTGAACGAACTTCACGACGGTCCTCGGCCGGGGATGACCCCCGAGCCGGGGGACGTCGGTATGTGTTGGAGTTGTGGGGGTCTGGCGTTCTTCACGGAGGACGGGATGCGGAAGCCGACAGAGGAAGAGGAGCAGGAACTTCTACAGTCTCCCGACGTGAAGTAGGCCCAGGCTGCTATCCGAAAGTCGTTCACCCCGACCCAGGCTTCGGAACTGAGGTGGCGGCAATGAACTGGCCTGCGTTCGCCTATCTCTACGGGACCTGGGGCTATGCCCTCAACCGGGCTCTGGAGCACTCTCGCGAGCGGAAGCAGAAGGTGTATCTGTACCGGGCCTGGTTCGGGTCCAAGAACTGGTGGGTCGTCTCGTGGGACCCGAAGGAGAAGTCATGACTAAGTCCGTCTACATCATCGGCGGGGCCGGGACGGGCAAGTCCACGTTCACGGCCGAACTCCTCAACCGCCTCGGGGCCGCTCTCGGCCCGCTCGAGGACCTCTATAGCAAACCCAACAGCCGGGGCACCGTCATCACGCTCCGAGGGCACGAGATGACGAACCCTCCTCGCTGGAGGACGGGCCTCTACCTGGGGTGCATGCGGGACTCGTTCCCCGGCACGGACGGGCTGGACCGGGTCTCCTACATCCCCGGAGAGGAGTGGTTGGCTAACGGGTCGTTGCCGGACATCCTCGTCGGCGAGGGAGCCACCTTGGCGGTGCGCCGGTTCCTCTATGCCCTGGACGTGACGACGGACCTTCTCTTGATCTACTTGACGACGGACGACATGGTCAAGGACCTCCGGATCCAGGAGCGGGGTGCCGAGCAGGACGAGAAGTTCGTCGCGGCGACCGCGACCCGGTCCCGCAACCTGGCCCTGGAGATGAACAAGGCCGGGGTCAAGGTCTGGGAGGTAGACACGGGGTATCCGGAAGAGTGGCATCAGGCCCTCTCGATCGTCCAGGACCACCTCCTCGGATAACCCAGAAAAAGTTTTTCTGGAGAACGCTAGTAAACCGGACGATCGTCCGGTAACGTTCTACTTGTCAGGCCAACCGGGGTCTGGCGGAACCGAAGGAACCGACATGTACAAGCAGATCACAGCCCAGACCACAGATGAGCAGATCCTGGCTCCAGTCGTCAAGGCGAAGAACGATCTCCTCGAGATGGCCACGGAGTTCGCAGGGAGCGAGTTCCAGGGTGGGGAGCGTCTCGTCGGCGCGGCCCAGAACGTCCGATCCGCCGAGGCCGTCTGCCAGGTGGCGTTCGAGTACCGGAACGTCCTCCGCAACACGAGCGACCCGCAGAAGGCTACGGAATACCTCGTGTCCGTCCTCTGCCGAGGATCGGATGACACCTGGTCGGGTCGAGGCAACGACTCCCGTCGTTCTGCGAACGACGCAGTCCGGGCCTTCGTCACCGAGATGTTCGACAACCTCCGGTTCGGGAACTGAGACGAACCCTCGCAGCGGAGATCTGCCCTTGGTGACGAGGGCAGATCTCCGCAAGTTCGACGGAGAAGCGACCCGTCTCATCCTCTGGGCCCAAGAGCAAGGTGCCCGTGTCCGAGTCTCGAAGAGAGGCCACGCGATCATCTACGGCCCGAACGGCGGCAGCGCATGCGTGTCGTCCAAGTCCACGTCCTACAACCGAGCCAGCAAGAACAACCGAGCCAGGGTCAACCGGCTCTTCAAGAAGGGAACCCGGTCATGACGACCCTCCGCAGAACATCCACCTACCTCGTCCAGATCCAAACCGCCGATCCTTCGACCCTGGTCTCCGAGATGGTCGAACGCTGTCCAGCCGAAGTCAACGGCTCCGGTGTGAACGGGATCATGGCCCAGGTCCGGTTCCGTTGCAAGACCGACGACCCCACAGCCCTACACATCGCACTCCAGATCGCCGACGGACGACAGTTTCGGCTGACGACCGGGTACGGTATCAACGAGCGCGAAGTCGCGCAGTAGCAGACGAGAGGAACCGGAAATGCTTGCACGAGAGAAGTGGCAGATCAAGACCATCGCGGTGCTGGAGATGGTCTTCGAGGAACGCAAGAGGCAGATCGCGAAGCACGGCGAGGCGATGAGGTCGCTGCCGGACGGCATCGGGCCGGATGTCAGGTGGCTCGAGAACACGGACGTGAATCTCGACCTCCGGACGGCGTCCGAGATCCAGAAGGCGTTCCGCCGTGACTACGAGGTCACTCGTGGTGGCGACGAGAACCCGGCCCAGGGCCTGACCCGGATGCACCTGGTCCGGGAGGAGTTGGCCGAGATGTTCGAGTGCGACCCGGACAGCCCGGAGTTCATCGCCGAGGCTCTCCAGGTCGCCGGGCTCTGCGTCCAGTGGATCGAGTACAAGATCGGTGATCCCCGGCAGGCTCTCGCTGACATGGACCTGATCTGATGAAGTACCGAGGGTACGTCCTCCGAGCCGGGGGACCGCATCCCGAGGGAGTCGTCCAAATCTGGTTCATGGGTGAGTTGATCGAACGGACGACGTCGATCCCGAAAGCGAAGAGGATCATCGACGACTGGATGTACGCACCCTAGAAAAAGTTTTTCTCGAGATCGCTAGTAGTCCGGACGATCGTCCGGTAACGTTCTACCTGTCAGGCCAACCGGGGTCTGGCGGAACCGAAGGAACCTACCATGATGGAAACCACTGTCGGCATCAACGCCGGAAGCGTCGAGTACGGCGCCAACGAAGCAGCCGTGAGCATCGACGAGATGATCGCCGCACTTCAGGCCGCCAAGGAGGACGGTGCCGAGTACGTCGTCGGCTTCTCGGGCAGCCACTGTGGAGCAGAGTACGTCCGCCTCTCCACCGACTACGAGTGGCTGGAGGTCTGACATGGCTGTCACAAAGTACGAGAGCAAGAACGTCTCGGCCGAACGCAAGGCCGTCATGGCCCAGGCGAACGCGATCTGCGAGCAGTACGCTCAGCAGGGTCTCGTCCTGACCCTGCGGCAGTTGTACTACCAGTTCGTGGCGCGGGGCCTCGTCCCGAACGAGCAGCGGGAGTACGACCGGCTCGGGGACATCTGCCGGGACGCCCGCATGCTGGGGTTGATGGACTGGGACTACCTGATCGACCGGACCCGGAACCTGACCTCCTGGAAGTCCTACCGTGGGCCCCAGGAGGCCGTCAAGGAACTCGCCGCGAGGTACCACCGGGACATGTGGGCTCCCCAGCACCAGCGCATCGAGGTCTGGGTGGAGAAGGACGCCGCGATCGGTGTCGTGGAGGGAGTCTGCTCCGCCAACTCCGTCCCGTACTTCTCGTGCCGGGGCTACACGTCCATGTCCGAGATGCACGAGGCTGCGCAGCGGATCCGCTGGCACATCGAGGCCGGGAGCCAGGTCACGATCCTTCACGTCGGGGACCACGACCCGAGCGGCCTGGACATGACCCGCGACATCGAGGACCGGCTCCGGATGTTCATCTCCCGG